CATTTAATTTAAATCCTAGTGGACTTACTTTTTTCTTTTTAAAACCAACATGATTAGTTTTCACATATCCATCTGGAACTTTTTCTTCAGCTTTTTTTTCGGCTTTAATTATAGCTTCATTGGTTTTTTCAGAAGGAACATATGGCTCGTGTTCTAATTTAATTTCAGACCATTCCTTTTTAGTAGCATCTGCTGCTTTTGTAATGTTTACTTTCTTTGGTTTTCCCATTGCTTCTTTCAATGTCATGTTTGCAGCTACAATTAATAATACAGCCAATGGATCAAATACAAATATAATTGTAACTATAATCCACCTTACCGCTTTATCTAATAAATTACTATCTAAATCATCTCCATAGATAAAAGCTGCAATATATTTTATTGGTCCTACTTCTGCTTCTAATGCTAATTGCTCTTTATCCAATTCCAACTTCTCCATAGACATACCATCAATTTTTATGTACGCATCATCTATAACTGTGGATAGTTGTTCTCTTTCTTCATTCTGAGATTCACGAACAGCAATGGATCCACTTGGTCCTCTTATTCTATCATAATCAATTAATACTTGTACTGCTTTATCAAGTTGTCCAATAACTGTCTCAGCATCTTTAATTCTAACTTGTTCTCTGTCTATTTTTTTATCTAATCTTTCAATCAATAAACTATTATCACCAACTGATAAGGTTTGATCCATATGAGCTTTAGATAAGAAACCAAAGATTCCCATTGAAGTTATAAACATTAAAACTACAACAGCAATCATAAAATATGTTTTGATTAATTTGTTTGCTTTGTCCCAATATTGATATAACCATGAAGCTGTAAGAAGTTTACCTACTTCAAGTACTGCACCCATTATTGCAATTGGAATTTTAGCTGCTGCAAAGATAGCCATTAAACCCACAATACTATACCAAGCTGCAACTCCTGATATTGCTAGTCCTACTATTAATGTCAGAATACCAAAAAACATTATTCTCTTGTCATTCCAAGAAGTTTATCTATTTGACCTTCTACTTGAGCTTTACGATCAGGCCAATAGATATATTCTTTATCAGATGTTTTTAAAAGATTAACTAGTAAAGGCATAATTAACTTTTCAATATCTCTTAACTTTTCTTTGTTTGCAGCATCTAATTTATCTTTGGCTGCTTCAGCTTTGTTAACTTTTAAACTTGCATCTCTAAGTTTTCTTGATGCTTCAGCTTCAGCTTCACTTACTTTCTGATCAGCTTCTGTTTCTTTCTTACGATATTCTTCTTCACTTACTCCTGTGAATCCAAAATCATAATCCATATATTCTTCAGGTATTGTTCTTTTCATTAGAAAAAGTCCTCCAAGGTTGCTCTTTTTTCAGTTTCCCATCCTATACTATCAAGTATATTTTTTAATGGTTCAACATACGCTTTATTAAATTGTGTGTCATAATCTATCTGGTCGTTGATATTAAACTCTTCAGGTAACACTCCAGAAAAAGCTATAACATTTTCTTTTACTCTATTAGGTAATTTTAGATATAAAAATTTAATTTTATCTCCAGCAAAGATTCTCTCGTACTTCTTTTCAATACCAAGTTCTTTAATAAAGTAATTGTAAAGTAAAGCTCCTCTCACATGTATAGGTGTAGATTTTCTATAAATTCTACTACTATCCTTATATTTATCGAGATTGCTTACTCCTCTAGGGAAAGCAGCATCTTCAGGTTTAAGATTGTGAAAGTCTTTTCTAGCTTTTTTAATATACGCTTGTACAGTCTTTTCGTCTTTTTCCATAATCAACTTAATAGTTTCTTTAATAATCTTTCTGACATCCATAGGTGTACTACTTCTTACAGCTTCAATACCCATCATCTTTACTTGAGGTTCTTTATATCTTACACCTTCACTATCAAGAACATTTAACATATAATGTTTCTTTCCAGTCCATATTCCTTTATCAGCGATCACTTCTCGTTTCATTACCATAAGTTGTTTAGTACAATTCATTCTTTTCTTCAACTTAGAATAACTTTTATCTAATAAAGGTTCAGCTATCTCTTCACCAAATTGGTTTAGTCTTTCTAATATTTTTTCTTTAGGTAAGTCAGGATAAAACTTTTTAACAAAAGGTCCAAAGTTAATATATAAACTATCAGTATCAATAGCAATAACATAATCTACATCTTGAGTTTTTAGAATTTTGTTTAAATATCTATTAACAGTTTGCTCTGCATTTCGTATTGTATATTGTCCTGTTACAGTAATACCTTCTGCAATTCGTTGATCAAAGTATTTGAAATATTGATTAGATAAAGCACCATATAAACTATTCATTAAAATCTTCACAGCCATTTGTTGATTACCAAAAGTTGCAGCTTGCTTTTCAAGAGCTTTATCTTTTCCAACTTCTTGTAACTTTTTAAGAGCACTAACTTGTTTGTTTTTCATTTGTACTCTTTCTTTATATAACTGATCAATTAACATAGGAATGATACCTTGTGTTGTAGTACTGAAACATTGACCTGTACCAGCCATACATAAATCTTCAGGTATTGTATAATCTTTTTCAGTAAGTAAATCATTTACAGTTACATCAGCAACTTTAGTAGGAACAATAGTTTCAGGAGACATATTGTATTGCATAATAATATGAGGATATAAACTATTCAAATCAAAACTCATAACCCATTCATGCATTCCATTAATAGGAAGTTTAACATGAGCACCTTCAATACCATCTTGTTTATCTCCAACTTTTTTAGGAGGTACAACTATATTTCTTCTTCGTAATTCATTATAAATTATACTATCCCACATACCAACACTACCAAAAGCATCCTTGAAGTTTGTTAAACTTTTATATGCAACAGTCATAGCTAGAGTTAATAATCCAGTCTTTTCTTCTATCTTATCAACAACTTGAACATCACGAATATTATAATCAATAAACTTTTGATGGTTCTGTTTGTATAGATCATTAAGACTTGTATACTCACTATAATCTAATTTCTTTTCTCCAAGTACAATATTAGCAATATTATCTAACTTATAACTATCAGGTGTACCATAAGTATATCCATACTTTTTAAATACATCAAGATAATCTAATTGTTGAATACCATGAATATCGTAATAGTGATGTTCATTACCACCCATTATAATCTCACCTCTACTAACACTTTTCCATGGTGAAAGTTGTTTCATAGCTCCAGTAGATAGGATCCTATCAATACGATTTACAATATAAGTCATATCAAATAGTCTACTGTTCCATCCAGTAATAACATCAGGATAATTATTAATCCAATGAAGTAAGAATTTACTTAGTATATCTTTTTCGTTAATACATTTTATATACTTGATATTTTCTTCTTCAGAAAAATTAACTTCACATTTATCTTTAGACCAATCACCATTAGCCCAAACATAGTAAACATTATCTTGATTATTTTTTACTGTAATAGCTGTTATAGGGTGCGAGGCATATTTAGGATCAGGAAATCCTTGATCACTTTGTACCTCAATATCAATAGTGGTTACATTAATTAAATCTCTATCCCAATCACACTGATCTCTAAAATGATCACTTATAAATTGGTTAATGTATCTTTCATTACCATAAGCACTAGCATTAGAAAACTCTGAATATTGTTTTAAGAATTGAGTACAATCACCCATGGATCCAGGTTGAAAAGTTTTTACATCTTCACCTTTAAGGGTCTTGTATTTACTTTTTTCTTTTACAGGAAGAAAGAATGTAGGTTTGTACTTTATGTAAGACTTGACAGGTCTTCCATCTTGGTATCCTCTAAAATAGATAGCATTACCTTTTCTATCTACACTTGTATAAAAAGCATTCTTCATTAAAAGATATTATACTTTATATCTTTAGATTAGGCAACGGTCCTGTTGGTTTTATTAATCCAGAACCTTGTGTCTGGCTATAAGCATTTTCAATTTCTCTTTTCGGAGAATAACTCATAACAATCTTATCACTTTTTATCTTAACTGCGGTGTTCTCACCAAATGGGTTATATGGAGCAAAGCCAACCATTGGTTGTTTAGTTTTTTCATCTACTCTCATTTGGATCACAGCTGGCTTATCAATCTCAACTGTATCATTTTCTAACCACTCATTTTCATTCTTTACTGTACCAAAAACATCTTCGCCAGTTTGTAATCTAAATGCTGTAATCATATCACTTGCCTCATTCTTTCTACTAATCTATTAGCTCTGTTTGTTACTTGTTTGTACCATCTACTGTCAACCATTTCGTCAGCAGCCTTATTCCAATTCTTTGAATCAACTCCAGCTTTCATACCTTTGAATTTACTCAGTCTTGGATAACCCATATTGAACATCATATTAGCTACAATGTGTTGTACTTCTTCAGGTAGCTCTGTCCAATTAGGATATAATTTAACACAGTCCATCATAACTGTATCTAAATCTCTTTCTAAACATTCTTGTATTCTTTCTTCACTTACTTCTGTTCCAGTATCTTTACCTGATTCAGGATCTGCAGCTAGGACAAGATGACCAACACCAAATGTAGGATATCCTAAATGATCCAAATAGATATGTTTAACCATACCTTCATCAGCAATTATTTCTTCTTTTAATTTTGCTCTATTCATATTGTTCCTTAGTATGGGGCTCCGAAGAGCCCCTGTTGTTATTTGTCTTCTAACAATAGTTGAGGCTTAGATGCACCTATCTTAATTGTTTTTGGTTTATCTTCCTCTGGAATAACATTCTCTAACTCAATATAAAGAATACCATTCACTATGTTAGCTCCTTTTACTTTAATTGTATCAGCTAAAGTAAATTGTCTTGTAAAGCCTCTTTGACTTATACCTTTATGAATATAATCGGTATCAGTCTTTTCAGCACCAGCGCCTTTAACTGTCAAGATTTGTTTTTCAACTGTTACATCTATACTATCCATTGTATGTCCTGCAACAGCCATTTCTATAACATACTTGTAATTATCTTTACCTACTTTAACAATATTGTAGGGTGGATAATTAGTTTGTACATTTTGTTGTGTTTGTTTGAATTGATCAAAGATTCTATCAATTCCAATCAGTCCTGTATTAAACTGATCTAGTTCGTGAGCTTTCCAATTAGCCCAATCAAAGTCTACGCTTACCATGTTTTCCTCCTTATGTTAAGCAAGGTTATTATTGTGAACACCCTATAAGGCATGTTCGTTTTTATTTATCATTTGAGAACGAGCTCTCAGAATAAATTCTATATGAGCAACACAATTCTTTTTACTTTTATGAGCGAACTTATATCTATCTTCCATATT